GCTTCATCGTCTTCTTCCTCTTGCCCTGGTATCTTCAATTCTTCAAAGATGACAGACTCTAATCCTGGTATGTTATCGAGTGATAGGAGCGGCAGCTCTGCAAAATTCCCATTGCCTACAGCACCAGTTGTTTCACACTTCAGCGTGCCGTCAGATTGATACTGGAAGTACAAATTGTCGATATAAAACCTTGATTCCGTTGGTATTCTGATACCTTCAGGTGAGACTTCAATGGACCATACAGCACTTGTGGCCGCTTTACGAGTGATCCCCACTTCTGCTGCTCGTCGATCTAAAAATTCCCCCTGCGCTGTATCTGCAAAGACAAGATCGAATACCTGATCTAGCCATATATAAGATTGAGCAAGTTCGGCAGCTGCAGGGGCCAACGCATTCCATATCACGCTGTTTTCACGTTTATCAATATCATCGGGTATACGTTCCAGCATTCGCTCCATGATGGCTTCATAAGACTGATCTTCAAACATCTTCGCCAATCACCTCCTCGATCTCCAAGGTCCCTTCATCTGTCACAACATCAAAGACCACCTTAAAGGCTGCACCCTCTTTAGTGATCTCAAAGTCTTGAACACTTTCGATTCTTTCATCTACTAAAAGAGCTTCTTCAATGAGCCGCGGGATCTCCATTTCCTTGTATTCGTCCGTTGATTCTTCATCAGACACAGCTTCCTGCACTTCGCATCCTACATCATGGCTATAAACAGCATGTGAATATCGTTCCGTTCGCAAAGCCATATAGACGAACTGGCGAATGGCATCAAGACCATTGATCTTTTCATTGGTTAGACGTCCTGACTCGAAGTCGATACGGTAGGTGGTCGAAGATTCAACAATATCCTCTTCGTCCTCATCCAAATCCTCAATCTCTTCTTCAGGTGAAAGAGCCATTATGAACCACCTCCTACTACTTTATCTAAGATGTAAAACGTTTGTCCGCCTGTCATCGCAAGGACCATGACACTATCGCCTTCTTCTAGCTCATCATCTTCTCCCTCGTCTAAGCGGGCTGGCCAGATAAGAAGTTCTTCAGGAATGATGAGTTTATCATTCTCATTGAGTCGAACACTAAGAGGGGAAACAGACACCACATCACCAAGTATCAAGTCAGTTGGCGATTGTGCATCCACAGCATCGACAGCCAATCGCTTAATTGCCTCGCTTAGTTTCATGTCTGGTTCCCCGTTGGGATCGTATTCTTTTCAACGACATCAATCGTCATGGTGTGTTTGGTTCCTTTGAATTCGTGACTATCTTGATCGATCCAGTACGTTTTTTTGATACCGATATCAGGAATGATGATGCGTATTGGCATGCCGCTTTGTAATCCAGGAATACCTAGAGCTTGGATACTTTTGAGTTCTTTTTTCACGCCCTTTTTCTGTGAGAGACGAACATCAGCCCTCTTTTGCAGCTGTGCCTGATTGATTTCCCCTGACACTCTTTCGACGTGCTGCAGGATGCCGTATTTACTTCTAGCAGCACTATCATTCGCCACAGCCAGCATCTCAATCTCTTTCTTTTGCGTAACAGTTTTCGGCTTGGTAGGTTTGGTCGTTTTCTTATCTTTTTCTTTATCTTTGTCAGTAGTCTTAGATTTCTTTTTTTCCTTCTTCAGCACCTTAATTTTATCCACGTGTGTTGCTCTCATCTTCACACGTGTGGCCGTTTCCTCAATCGAGGTGCTGTACTGATAATCAATGAGATTCACGCCTGATTCAATGACCCATACTTCGGACGGATCAGGCCATGCTCTAAGCCCCATCTTTCCTTTAGCAGAATAGATTTGATAGTTACGTCCTGTTTGCTTTTTTGTTTCCCTGAGAGCCTGCAAGATGATGTCATATAGGCTTGTATCGTTTTTGAATACAAGTGATTTAATGACATGGCCAGTGTTAGCGATCGACGTCATCGGGATCTGAAAATCTTGACCAAGCCGCTTCATTATCTGATCAGCTCTCTTATTGGAAAAGACATAGACATCCTGGTTCTTCACCAAATACTGAAGCATGTCGTAAGCAGTAAAAGTGAGCTTTTCATTCTTCGGCGTTCTTGCAAAGACTGTACCTCGAAAGAGCTCTTTTCCTTTCCACTTGAAAAGAACTGTGTCTCCTTCTTTAATGCTGTAATATTTTTGTGAACCCTGTTTAGTCACGATAGTTGCTTGTATAGATCGGGGAGCTTGATACCTTTGACCACGAAGCGTGACGCTCTCTGTCACAAGCTCATACATGGTCCCGCTCCGCACTGCAAAGAGTTCTATCAATCGGATCACCCCTATTGTGGTATTTTTAATTTTTGACCAGGGAAAATCCAATGCCCTGGTTGTCTAATATTGCGTCTACTTCGTTTGATCATTGCTGCTTTGTTCGCATTCCAAATGCGACGCCATTTTGTGCTATCACCATAGAAGCGGCCAGAAATATCCCACAAGGTATCACCCTTTTTAACGGTGTACACTTTTGGTGCGCCTTTTGAGCTGCGTTTTTTGCTGCTCTTTTTGGCTTTCCGTTTGATTTTTCTAGGTGATGCCGTTTTGTATTCTTTCAGCTGCAGCGTGAATTCACGATCGCCGACATCATAAGTACCTTCATTGTGATTGAAGCTTTCTATGCTGCATTGCATATTGATTTTCGTCCCTGTGACAATAAAGCGTACAGGCTTTTTTGACTTCATGAATCGCTCTATTTTGGCAATCGCATTTTCTGGAGATGGAATGCTTTTATATTCAGCGATCGGTGTATACTTCTTCGGAAAAAAGGCTGTAAATGAAATTTGGCGAGCCCCTGGTACATCCAAGAATGTGAGCTCGCCAAATTTTGATACTTTGATAGATTCGTTTTGTACGTTGTTGTTCAGTTCAAGTTTTTCAGGAAGAACAGGGAATCGCAGTTTGTCCTTCCCTTGCGAAATCCACAATTGATATTTTGATTTAGCCATCGATCACGACTCCCTTCGTTCCTGTGTTGATCTCTACTTCTAGTTCTTCGACTAATGATCGCTTGATTTTTTCAACCAATGAATCTTCATCTTGTCCATTATGGAAGTGCTGATCACCGTTAAAATTGATAATGACTTGTTTTGATCCACCAGAAGCAGACGGTGCATTCGTTGTGCCAGCTGTTACTGTTTGCACCTGCCCTTGTGAAAGCTCAGATGATGCAGTGTTGGCCGGATCATATACGTCCATTCCTAGAGCCTGTGCAGCTTGGGCCAACAAGTAGCGACCACGTATGCCGCGCTCTTCAGGAATAATCCATTCACGCTTGTTTCCTTCACCAACTCTAGCTATCTGTTCCTGAGTAATCAATCCACCATTTGCATAGCCCTTATATGGTCCCCCGTTTCTGATACTTCTAAGACCAGGCGTATTGTACACATTCCCATATCTGCCTTTGATGTAATTGATAGCAGCTGCAGCATTATGGATCGGGTTCCAGATGTCATTCATGCCGCTTGCCTTATTAGAATTAAAGGTCGGATCAATGGTCTGCATTAATCCTTTAGACGGCGTTCCTCTCTTGGCGTTTGAGTCCCATAGGTTGATCGCTTTCGGGTTTCCACGTGACTCATTCTGTGCGATCGTCATCAAACCAGGTAGCCAGCTCATTGATGTGCCGGTTGCCATTAGAGCAGCCATGAGCCATTGTTGAACACTCAGGTTAGATGCACCCATTCCGCTAAACGCAGCGATTAAGGAACCGGCTTGATTCTCTGCGAATTTCTTCACGTCAACTGAATCAAGACCTTTGACGACACCGATCGATGCGAATTTTCCAAGACTCATCATGACGCGTGAAGGAGAATGAATGTCTAATTCTTCGCGGAAAGCTTGTTCCACTTTCTTGGCCATGTCCTTGGCTGCTTGTGTCACTTCGCTTCCTTTTGACCTCATACCGCTATTAAATGCGTCAATCAGTCCAGCTCCCCAGGTAGGTGACTCTTGGCGAGCAGATAAGAAAGGTTGTCTTACATTTTGATCTAAGAACTGACCTGTGCCGGTTGGTGTCATGTTTTGACCTGAGGCAAAGCCACTGACAGTTTGTGCTCCATACTGCGGAGTCGCTGCCTGAATTTGAGTAAATGGTTGCTTGATATTAGCTTGTTTCCACTGTTCAAGTGAAACCACTTTGCTGTTTAACCCTTTTTCAAAGTCAGTGCTAAACTGTTCTCCGTATTTTGATGCGTTGCCTGCGTCTCCAATTGATACCGATCCACTTGCAGAAGTGGAAACTGATGAAGCAGCTGCCGGTCTCATAGGAGATGATGAACCTGCTGGAGAGGTTGGTGATCCACCGCTTGGCATAACAGACATTCCAAGGTGAGATGCTGCTTGTGCAAGCAACATTTTCCCTCGCCCTTTGTTGTTTTCAGTCGGGATGACAAACTCTTTTCCCGCTTCTCCGATCCATGAAAGTGTTGGTTTTGTGATATATCCACCAGTGGCATTACTTGCTGGTTTCTCTTTCTTTTTCAGCTTTGTCTTTT